GGAGGCTAGGCTGTAAGTGAATGTATCGTTCTCAATGGTGGTCGTATCAACGCCTGTGACAGTGAATGTGCCATTGGGTGTGACAGTGCCAGAAAGACCGCTAATGGTTACACTCATTCCGCTAGCAAAAGTCACTGCCGCCGTGCAAACAATCGTCACCGTAGTTGTGCTGCGTTTAGCAGACGAAGAGGCGCGAACGCCCGCAACATTGTCATACTCGCGGCTAATGACATTGTTTGTGCATGGCCTAACCTGAGCCCCTACAATGTAACGAGGCCAAGTTGGGCTAAAGTCGTAGGCTTCGTACAGACGACGATTGGCCATTGCCAACATCTTGGATTGTTCAAGCGTAGTGAACGCATCAACACCCGATAGGGCTTGAACCAGAGCAATGAGATCGGAGTATGATTTGTTTTGCATTATACCTTATTAGGAGAGAGTTCTGGCATCTTCCGATTGAAGAATCGCATGAAGTCTTTGCTGTGAACTGTTTCGTAGCCATACTTCTTAACCAATCGGAAATACTCGCGTCCGGGCATAACGCCTACACACTTTCCTAAGCCGGGAATGCTCTTGTGATTCTTCATCACAGAGGCTTGGGCGCGAGCAATGTTGGTGCGCTCAAACTCCGTGGCCTTCTCCTCAACAAGACTTTCTTTAACGAGATTAAGTAGCTCGTTATCAATTTCGTCTTTGGAGTAGGTATGTGGTTTGTGGATGATGTTCATGCAAAACAAAAAGGCCACCCCAATTAAGAGGTGGCCAATTTTAACACGAACTGGGCCTAGCTTAGGCGAGGCTAACCAGACGGAACTTAAACTTAATCTGACCAGCGGTGAGCTCGTTGAGCGAGTAATCCGTACCAGTCGAGACGTTGGGGGTGAACTTCAAGTCAATGGTGTCGGCTGTGGTGTAAACCTTGCCGTTTTCATTGTCAATGTACGCACCTGTATCAGCAACGTAGGTGATTTCAGTCTGGTCAACGTGCAGGGCCGCAGTTGTCAGAAAGCCATCATCATCGCTACCGTCGCCAACAATGACGTTCAGCTCATCGCCGCCGCCACTGTCATCGAACGCAGTCATCAGGTAGGCCGAGACATCCGTAACCATCGTTCCAGCAGGAATGACGTATGTGAATGTCTTGGTCGCGTTGTCAGCCAAAACGCCAGCATTGGCAACCGAGAAGGCTGCGAAGTCAATAACCAGCTCGTCGGTCATACCGAACGCGCTTTCGTTTACTGTGAGTTTAGACATATTATTATTTCCTTACTTGGGATTATGTGAGGGCGGTAATCTTGCCGTGAGCACCGGGGTGTTTCACGATAAGAGTGAGGGCGCAGTCAACGTAACCACGTTCGCCACCACCGAGGTTGGGCAGACGGGTCGAGCCAGTTGGGATGAGCTCAGCAACACCGTAGTACTCGGGGTTAACCAAGTAGCCAGTGTCTTTGTTCGTTGTGTCTGGAGCGCAGTCAGGATTCATGTTAACGATCGACACGATGCCGTGGTCGCTTTCATAAAGCTCAACCGAAAGCTTGATGGAGGCTTCGCCGCCGTCATAGCTCACTTTACGAACCGAGTAGTCAGAGCTACCGGAGGTACGAGCGAAATCGCTGATGACGCGACGGAGCGCGGTGTCAGCAACAAGCGTCAGACCATTGCTCATGCCAGTAACACGGAAGATGCTGGTGATGAGGTTATTGAACACTGTTTCCGTGAAGGTCGTGCCCGTGGCTTGAATCGAACCGGATGGGGTGCGATAGGCAGCAGGAACGTCGGATGGGCCCGCGCTATCAATCCAGTCGCCAAGACCACGAAGGCCGTAAGGCGTACCAGCGCCGTCTTCAGCAGAACGGTCGTTATTGGAGCAGAGGGTGGCTTCGATGTCGCGCTTGATTTCGCGGACAGCTTTCGCTTCGGCTTGGGCAATCTTCGCTGGGCCAACGCTGTCAACAGCGTTTTGCAAATCGCTAACCATGTAATCGCGGCGGAACTTTTGGATATAGTTACCGAGGCGAGCGCGGTTAGAGAATTTGTCGGTGAACGATGTGACGTCAGCACCTTCGGAAACGCCCGTTGTGGTGGGCGAAGCGAGGCTGTCAACAGTCCACTCAACGTAGGTGGCGGAAGCTTTGGATTTGGCGGCGGACGAAAGGACGGGTGTCTCCTCGGGGGCGAGGATCGTCAGAACGTCTGTGAGGTCTTCGCGGTTAGAAACAGCGGAGCCCGGATTAGTGGTATCAAATGTGTTGGAAAAAGACATGGTATTAAAAGTTTACTTGCGTTTAGTTTTTTGAAGGGTGCGGAAGGCAACAAAGTCGCCGATGCTTCCTGAGTCCATAAGGCGCGTTCTGGCATCTTTCACAGCCTTTTCACCCTTAGCCGCAGGACGCTCATTAGAAGCGGCATACAGTTCAGGACTACCGGGCGGATTGACCTTGTGACCGGGCTTATCAAGATTGATGAGCTTACGGCCATACAACGAGTTAGCAGCGTGGGCCAACAGGTATGGGAGTTGTGGAGCAATCTCAGGCATCACATCCTCAATATTTTTGAGGCGTGGGTCTGACATCATTGCTTGGTATTGGCGACGAACGTCGTTGTCCTCTTGCGAAGACATCCAATCCAACTCTTTTGTAGCTTGGTTTTGAAAGGCGGAACGTAGCGACTTGCGCTGTTCCTTAGCATTCAACTCTTTTTGCTGAGCGGGAAGATACTTATCTCGCGCTTTGCGGGCACGACGTAAATGATCTTTTACCTCAGCCTTGGTGAGTTCCTTGCCATCCACTGTGGCGGCAACGTCCTCATATCCAAGAGTCTCAGCTTTGTCGAGAATATCCTCAGCCCACTCAATCACTTCGTTAACTTGCTCGGATTGTTTTCCAAGTTCGTCAGCGGTCTTGATGTGTTCATAGGGATTGTTCTCTACCTTTGGCTCAAGGGCGGTTTTACTGTTCTGCTGCTGGATGTAGGACTCCATTTGCGCCATGCGTTCCTCAGCCATTTTTCGTTTGGCTGTAAGTTCAGCAATGCGCTTAAGCAGACCAGATTTGCCCTTTTGAGCAAGCTCGGCAATGTCATCATCTGACAGTTCCGTTAGGTCAAGTTGTGAAAGAACTTCCTTGCCTTTGGCATCAGTTGTATTCTGAGATTCGCCACCTTCCTGTGGGTCTGGCGATTCCGAATCTTCCTTATCCTCTGGCTCGGCCTTAGGTGTGGGCTCTTCGTCAATCTCTTGCTTCTGTGTTACAGGAGCAACAGGCTTGGCTTTAAGCTCACCCAAACGACGAATAGCATACTGACTCGCCGTGATATTAGACTCTGCGTTGTTCACTGTTGATTTAGCGTCCCCAGCGGCGGACGGTGCGACATTAGACATATTATTGGTTCCGCTGACTTTACGCCACAGCGATTGCGTAGGGTCATCATAGCAAAGAATTTTCTTGCTATTTTATGACCAAACACAAACGTGTCTTAGTGCCCTTGTAGCTCAGTGGTAGAGCACCAGTTTTGTAAACTGGCTGTCGTAGGTTCAATCCCTATCGGGGGCTCCACTACCGCCCCATCCGTCGAAGCTGAATGGTATTGAACCCACCAGCTACGAGGATTTCGTCGCATTGCAGAATGCGCCCACTGATTTGCTGAATACGATCAGCACTCACATCGTGCAATTGCTGAATGAGAGACTCACGGGTGCCGTGAATCTCCTCAAGGAAGTCAACAAATGTTTCGTTATGCGAGAGCTGTTCTAGTTTCTTGATGTCCATGAATTAGTATTGTTCTGAACCGGGAGCCATGCCAGCAGGGGATTGTTGCATACCCTGAGTTGACATACTACCCATCTCGGCAGGAGCCGTACCAATACGACCAATCTGCGCGTTCTGAGCTTGTTGCATCTGGAACTGATATTGCTGCGCGTACTTCTGGAAGCGAGCCGCAAAAGCCTTATCCTGTTGTAAACGTTGCATAACGTCAGGCTGCTGTTGATATTGCTGCAAGACCTGCATGGCAACTTGGGCACCATTAGGACGGGCACCCACTTCAATGCCAGCATAAATCTTGGACAAGTCATCCGTGACCATCTTTACTACTTGCTCTTGGGCTTGCTCGCGTGGGCGTAGGATGGCGTCAGCAATGACGGGATTGATGGCTGCGCCGCTAATTTCAAGCAACGCATCAACGTCAATACGACCATTGCGGTCAAGTTGCATCAACTGCACAAACTGACCAAGCTGTGTTTCCACATTGTCTGGGTCGTTGTGTAGAACGTCGTAGTTGATGATGATGTCGAAGTTTTCGTTGGGGTCGCCCTTGCTAAACTTCTGTGGGTCAGAAACGCCTGTGACACGGAAGAACACTTGGTCTGGCCCGAAACGCTGGTAGCACTTGTAGGACAAGCGCAGCACATCTTTAACGTGCGTCAAAAACTTATCCACGAAGTATTGCTGCTGAATGCTGGCCAACGGATTGCCAACGTCCAAGCCAATGAGCTTGTCGGCTTGGGTAAGGAGAGTGTTCTCCATCTCCATTGAGCCGGGGTTATATTGTGGCACTGGGCCATAACGAATCTCCCCTTGGCGGCGATAGGGCAGAAGGCCACCGGGGCGAATATCGCTAGGCGGGAAGCCCATAGGATGCTCAATCCAAGGAAGCGTAGCGAGCGAGTTGCGATCTGTGCGGCTATCGCGCTCCACCTTGGTTTGCCACTGGATGCCCTTGAGCAAGTCAGCAAAGCTCTGAAGATCGTAGAGGCGTTTGTTGTCTTCGCTAATCTTGGTTACAACAAAGGGATAGTCTTCGTAGCCATTGAGCAATTCGTGTTTGGCATACTCGTCAGAGGTTTCCTTGCCCACAGCATTGCGATGGAAAACGGTGCAGTAGATGCCTTCGGCGTTGTCCTCGTCAACAAGACGCTGGTAGCCGTAGATAATCTCAAACAGCTCGCTAGCATCGTACGTTGTGGACTTGTAGGTGAAGTTGGTGTTGTTGTTATTGTTGTTAATTGGGTCGCCTTCTTCGCCGCAATTCTCAATGACATAATCAACCCAGCTCTCGCTCCAGCCTTCTGTGGCAATTTTGTTGCGGAGTTGCTGAGCAGTCATCAACACGCGCCAGAAACAATACGGAACCTTCTGTGGGTCTGTGGTGTAGGCGGGAAACAAAACATCGCCATCCGGTGCAATGGCTTGAACCATAGGGCAGTCAACACTGCGGCGGATGATGGGGAACTCAGCAGTACCACTCTTGCGTAAATCGTTTAAAGCGCGTTTGGCTTTTTGATCGGTCATACCATTGAACTGCCCCTTGAGCAATTCAACAAGCTGACTGTCCGATTGTTTCTCAAGAATGGCTTTTACCAAGTCTGGGCTAACCTGCTGGAGTTGCTCAATGGTGAGCTTCTGTTTGAAGATGCGATCTTCTTTCTGCCAGCCGACATAGGTAATCATTATGCCGCGCTCAAGAAGGTAGTTGGCCCCAAGTTCCATCTGACGTTTAAACTGAGGAATGTAGCTAGCCACCATCCACTTAAGGAATGCGCTAGTAACGCGAGCCCGGCCAATGTCGCTTGATTCAACGGGATAGGCTCGGATGTTGGCCCGATTGAGCGCAGACATAAACACCGCCACATAGCGATTGATGCGCTCGTCAATTACATGAGCCTCTTGATCGGAAGCACCCTTCCACGGAAAGGCATCGCTGCCATTCTTCCGCAAATCATCAGACTTACCAGACCACAAGTTACGACGATTATCATACGCATCACTGCATTGATTGAAGTAGAAGTTGAGATCGGTGGTGGTACGTTCATACGCATCACGAAGCGCCAATATGTTTGGCTCATCCTGAACGTAAATAAGTGCTTCTTGATTATCGGTTTCCATTTAGATTGTGCTCGATAGAGCGGATGATGCGGTAGGCTGCGCCTTTATCAATTGCAACTTTGTCCGCTAGGATGGCCGCTTCAATTGGTTGGTACTCAGCGTGAAGCATTCGTTGAAGAATTTCAAAACCCAATAGACGATCTACCTGTTCGTCCTGCCACTTGGGGTCTAATGTAATATCAGACTCCAAGCATTTCATGGCGATAGGTAGTTCCACCGGATGCGTCTGTAATTGCGTCAACATTTATGCGTTTGCCCAACAGTTTACCACGGAGCTTGCGAGGGATTGCAACGGGCACCTTGCCCGTGTGTCCTTCAAGCTTGGCGTAAACCCAGCGCGGGTTACGTGCTTCCATAAGAACCAGTGCCCTAATCTTGTCTGGCACAGCCAGCGGAACGTCAAACGAAAGCTTAATGAGCTCTACCGCTTCCTCGGTGAGATAGGTGTTCTTGCCATAGCCAGAGTAGTGCAAGCCCTCCGTTAGTTTCGACGACTTGATTTTAAGCAAGTCGTTGACTGTTTTGCCCAGCTCATCAGCCAGCGCAATGATTTTTACTTTAGCCATTAGTATCCGCTCCTTCGTTTTGATTGTTGAATTGTTTTGTCCACCCAACGTATGCCGTCAATGCAAGCATAACGTATTACGTCCACAGGGTCTTTCCAAGCTTCGTCGCTTCCGCCGTCGCCCGTGTATTCCTGCAAAGCTGTGATGATGTTCTCGCA